TACAGAGATTGAAAGCGCCGCAACAATCCCTAAAAGATTGGACGGCCCAGAAATGGAGAACCAAAAGTGGTAAAAGATCTTCTGACACAGGCGAAAGATATCTTCCAGAAGCTGCGATCAAAGCTCTCAGCCCTGCTGAGTACGCTGCGACAACGCGTGCAAAACGTGCTGGCAAAAAAGCCGGAAAACAATTCGTGAAGCAGCCTCCCAAGGTAGCAAAGAAAACATCAGGATTTAGATAATGGCAGTCACGTCTGGACTCACAGCATTCAATCTTGACCTCAATGAGATCATGGAGGAGGCGTATGAGCGGGCGGGTTTAGAGATACGCACGGGCTATGAGTTTCGTACGGCACGCCGTAGCCTGAACATGCTCACCATCGAGTGGGCAAATCGGGGTATCAATCTGTGGACGATCGAGCAAGGGCAGATCGTCATGAACACTGGGCAGCCAATCTACCCCTTCCCGGCAGATACCATCGACTTGCTTGACCAAGTGATTCGTACCCAAGCCAGCGGGATTAATCAGACTGACATCAACATCACTCGCATCTCTGAGTCCACTTATTCGACCATCCCCAACAAGTTGACCCAAGGCCGACCCATCCAAGTTTGGGTAAACCGCCAAACAGCCAACACAAACACGACGACCATTACGCTTAACGGCGGGATTTCAGCCGCTGACACCACCATTACGTTAAGCACAACCAATGGCCTCGCAACAACTGGTTTCATCAATATTGGGTCGGAAACCATCGCCTACGCCAACGTGGATGGCAATCAGCTTTTGAATTGTTTCCGTGGGCAGAACGGCACTACGGCGGCTCTACATTTGACTGGCGCGGCGGTGTCGGTAGCAAACCTGCCTTGCATCAATGTCTGGCCTTCCCCCAATGCCCCGGGTGACCAATACATCTTTGTGTATTGGAGACTTCGCCGCCTTCAAGATGCAGGCAATGGCGTGAACATCCAAGACATCCCATTCCGGTTGATTCCTTGCTTGGTGGCGGGGCTGGCTTTCTATATTGCGTCAAAGCGGATAGATGTTCCTGCGGAAAGAATTTTGTTTTTGAAGTCTGAGTACGAGCAGCAGTGGTTGTTGGCGTCTCAAGAGGATCGTGAAAAAGCGGCAGACAGGTTTGTCCCACGGATGTTGTTTTACTGAGGTGACAGATGCCAACCAAGTTTGCCTCAGGTAAGTATTCAATTGCCGAGTGTGATCGCTGTGCGCAGCGGTATATGCTCAAAGAGCTTAAAAAGCAGGTTCTTAAGACCAAGTTGTACAACATCAAGGTCTGTCCGTCCTGTTGGGATCCAGATCAGCCGCAGCTGTCGCTTGGTCTGTACCCAGTGAATGATCCGCAAGCCGTGCGGGAGCCAAGGCCAGATGTGAGTTATTTGCAGTCAGGCACAAACGGATTGCAGATTGACATTAATGGTGGCATTGGCCCAGATGGGTTAGGTGCACCAGAAGGTGGTAGCAGGGTGTTTCAATGGGGGTGGAACCCGATTGGCGGGGCAAGAGCAGATGATAGTGGTTTGACACCAAATAATCTGATATTGCAAATACAGCTTGGTACAGTTACAGTTACGACAACATGAGGAGTTGAACATGGACAAAAAAGACTTAGCACAGGACAAAAAAATGGTTGCAGGCGCAGTGCATAAGCACGAGAAAAAGATGCACCCGGGCAAACCCATGACCAAACTGAAAAAGGGTGGCGTGACCAGCAAAGCTATGAAGACTATGGGCCGCAACATGGCGCGTGCCGCGAATCAAAGGGGTCGATAATGGCTAAATACAGCGACAAGCGGATGGGCAAAGAAGTTGGCAATGCCAAAGTCTACGCTCCACCCCACACAATGAGTGGTGGTTCAGTTTCAAACAAAGTGCCTACTACAACCGGTACTGAGTTTTCAAATGAATTGAACATGTCTGTTGGCGGTATCAGCAAGGGTAACTACGCCCCTGTAAAAACCACCGGCATCAAAATGCGTGGCGTTGGTGCAGCTACCAAAGGCACAATGTCTAGAGGCCCAATGGGATGACCTACACCGAGTTGTCAGCCGCTATTCAGTCGTACATGGAGAATACGTTTCCAGAGACGTATTTGTATGACAACTCGACCGTGTCTTCTCAGACGCAAATTAATACGTTCATCAAACAAGCTGAACAACGTATCTACAACACAGCGCAGCCGCCAGCATTACGTAAAAATATGAACGGCAGTTTTACAAGCGGCAATAAATATTTGAATCTTCCGCCGGATTTTTTGGCTGTTTATTCGCTTGCTGTCTATACTGACCCTGTGCTTTTGTTAGAAAGCCCGCAAGAGTTTTTACTCAACAAAGACGTTAACTTTATTCGGCAGGCGTACCCAACACCAACTGATGCCGGGCTTCCAAAATACTACGCGCTATTCGGTATGGTGGCAGGCGTCAACGTTCCCACACCATATAAAAATTTCACCATGATAGTTGGCCCAACTCCAGACGACGACTATCTTGTTGAGCTGCATTACTTTCATTACCCAGTTTCTATTGTTCAATCTCAAACTTCTTGGCTTGGCGATAATTTCGACAGCCTGCTTTTGTATGGTTGTCTGTTAGAAGCAATCACATTTGTTAAAGGCGAGCCTGATATAGTTGCTATGTATCAGGCACGTTATAACGAAGCTTTGAATTTATACACAATGCTTTGCAACGGTAAAGAGCGTACTGACGCATACCGTACAGGGCAAGCGCGTGTATCAACACTGTCTTAATCTTGGAGAGACATAATGGCAATCACACAAACCCTTCCAACAAGTTTTAAAGTACAGCTCCTGAATGCGCAGCAGAACTTTACTTCAAACACGTTCAAGATGGCGTTATACACCTCATCCGCTTCACTGGATGCGACCACTACGGTGTACACAACATCAAACGAAGTTGCTGGCGTTGGATACACCGCAGGGGGTAACACGCTCGTTGTTTCTGTAACCCCAACATCGTCGGGGACAGTGGCTTACCTATCTTTTGCAGATACCTCTTGGACTACAGCCACCTTTACTGCAAGAGGCGCGTTGATTTACAACACATCGCAATCAAATGCGGCAGTTGCTATTTTTGACTTTGGCTCAGACAAGTCAGTTGTGGGCGGTACTTTTGCTGTTACTTTCCCCGCAGCAACCAGCTCATCTGCTGTTATCAGAATTGCATAAAAGGAGAACAACATGCCGTTAGTTCTTAATGATCGTGTTCTTGAAACGTCTGCCTCGACTGGGACGGGAACTTTTACGCTGCTCGGCGCTGCTTCAAGTTTTCAGACCTTTCTCGCGGGAGTAGGGGCCAACAACACAACTTATTACGCAATTCAAAACACTGCTGCAAATGAGTTTGAGGTTGGACTTGGTACGCTGGATGGAACAGGGGCTATCCTGACCCGCACCACAGTTTACAGATCGTCCAATTCAAACAATGCTGTGAGTTTTAGTGCGGGCACAAAGAACGTATTTTGTACGTACCCCTCAACACGATCTGTAAATTACGACGCTGCTGGCGCTCTAGCCATAACAGGCGCAACAACAATAAGCAGTTCGCTCGGTGTGACGGGCACGCTTGGTGTAACAAGCACGGCGACTTTTACCGGCGCAGCGATTTTTAACGGAACATCAACGTTTAACGATCCTGTTACGTCAAACGATACCGTCACAATCACGTCGGCTACAAACAGCCCTCTCACTGTAAACAACGGTGGTACTAGTACGCCATTTGGCAATTCCACTGCGTCGTTTTTTGGTAGCGTAAACGCTTATTCACAGATAAACCACCAGAACTTGAGTGCTGGTAACAGCGCGTCTACAGACTATATTGCAACGGCAGACAACGGTACTGACACAACAAACTTTGTTGATTTTGGTATTAACAGTTCAACGTACAACCTTGGCACTTTTACTATTGCGGGGGCTGCTGAAGCGTATTTGTATTCACAAAGTACAAGCCTTGCAATTGGTACCGCTACTGCGGGCGCGTTCACCAAATTTTTCCAAGGTGGCACGCTGGCTGCAAATGAGATTGCGCGGTTTGCTCCAACTACAAACAACTTGCTTGTTGGTACAACTTCTGATGGCGCAGGCACATCAAAAATGCGTGTTGCGGGCGTTATTGAATCTACCACTGGCGGTTTTAAGTTTCCAAATGGTTCAACACAAACTGCTGCAAGCCAACCAGCTGCCCCCACACAAATCAATTTAGGCACTACACCTGTTCAGTCGTACTTTGGCTCCTTCGCTGATGCGCTTGTGACAACTGCGAGCAATATTTCAATTATCCCCAGTGCAAAAACAACCAACATTATTTCTGCTCTTGGCACTATTACTGGTGGTTCTGGGTATGCAAACGGCACTTACACAAACGTGCCTTTGACGGGCGGGTCTGGTACAGGCGCTGTGGCAGCTACTGTTGTTGTAAGTGTTGGTACAGTTACTTCAGTAACGATTGCCACAAACGGCACTGGCGTGAACTACGCGTACGGTGACACACTTTCAGCGTCTAATACAAATTTAGGCGGTACAGGTTCCGGCTTTTCAGTTCCTGTTGGGCTTTTGTCCGCAGGCGGTGATGAGCTAGAAATGGACGGTATTAAAGTGTCTGCGGTCTGTACGACCAACGGTACGATTACTGTTTTCATTGATGCAAGCCCCGGTTACATAGCTGGGGGCCGTAATTTTCTCTACACTCTCAGCTAAATTCAAGGAGTTTTCAAATGGCTATTATTCAATCTGGTGCATCAGCCACCGTTCTTCAAACTGTTGACCCAACTATGTTGGCTGCTCGTGTTTCTGAGCGTCCACCCGAAATGTTAGGTGCGTACAGTATGGGTCTTACTTCAGGCTCACTGACCGGTGTGGCTGCTGGCGGTACTGTGTTTTCTTTCCGTTGGGCACCTACTACCACTACTCAGCTTTGCATGGTTCGCCGTGTCGAAGTTGGTTTTTCAACAATAACCGCATTTGGTACAGCTCAGCCGTTGCAGTATTCAATGCAAGTAGCTCGTAGCTGGTCAACAAATGATACTGGCGGCACTGCTGCTCTGTTCACGCAAACCAACACTTCTAAGTTGCGTACCACAATGCCAACTTCAGCATTTGCTGGTGGCGGTCAATTGATGATTGCTACCACCGGTGCAAACTCGGCTGGTACTCGTACGCTTGATACACAAGCTATGGCGTTTACACAAGGCGCGTCAACTGCAATTGGTACAGTGCTGACTGCACAACCAATATTCTTGCATCAGCCCGGCGACTATCCGCTGATTCTCGCCGTCAACGAAGGCTTCATCATCAACAACGTGCAAACAATGGGCGCGACTGGTGTTATCAACTTGACTGTCACCGTCGAGTGGATGGAACTCGCAGCAACAACCGGTAACGCAATCGCGTACTAAACCAAAGGGGCTTCGGCCCCCTTTTGAAAGGCTCATATGTTTGGACTGGCTCCGTTTGCAAGCGCCCCGTTTTCCAGCGTTTTAAACTACTCAGCCAGTTCAACTTTGGTTGGGTTGCAAGCAAACGCGCTTTTGAACTCTGTTCTTGGTGAATATCAAGTTGCTGTACCTGTGACAGGTCAGCAAGCGAATGCTATTTTGATGACTGGGGCAGTGGTGTTTAAGCCAGTGTATTGGACGTTAATAGATACAACTCAAGATCAACTGTAAAGGCGCAACATGAAACAAGTCAATGAAGCGAAAACCCTTGAAGATGGCGTTGTTGATGTCAAGCATGAGATAGAAATAGTTTGCGGCACTTGTAAAGACCCGCTGAGCGCGGAAGAACAAGCAACGCAAATTTGCACGTCTTGTGGAGCTGAGTGGAAACCTGCTCAGAATATAAATGTGTTTGTAACTTCAATACCTATCTTCGCTACCGCTTTTATTTAAGGTAAAAAATGAGCAGCACATATTCACAAAGTCTTCGCATAGAACTCATTGGGGCGGGTGACCAAGCAGGTACTTGGGGATCTACCACGAACAATAGTTTTGCCTATGTTTTAGACACGGCAATTGCTGGATATCAGACTGTTTCAGTTGTAGCAGCAAATCAAGCTTTGACGTATGTTAATGGGGCATCATCTAACGCAGGATTGAACGAGTCCGTATACGCCATGTTGCGGCTGACTACAAGTACCGGGGCAAATTTCAACATCTATGCGCCGCCTGTCCCTAAAAATTACATTATCTATAACGACAGCGGGTACGACGCCACGATATACAACTCTACTGTTATTGGGAACACGACAGCGGCGGGCAGTGGAATTACTGTGCTAAATGGGAATCGAGTAATGGTGTTCAGCAATGGCACAAATTTCTACGATCTTCAAGCCCAAAATTTGACTGGTACTTTAGCGATTGCAAACGGTGGTACAGGCCAAACAACACAACAAGCTGCCATCAATGCTTTGGCGGGAACACAAACAGCCAACCGAGTTCTTCGCTCAGATGGTACAAATATTACGTTGTCACAAGTAGCTCTTACCACAGACGTCTCAGGTACTTTGCCTGTAGCAAACGGCGGTACAGGGACAACAACATCTACTGGTACAGATAATGTGGTGCTGTCAACCAGCCCTACGATAACAACACCAATATTAGTAAACCCGACTTTTTCCAGTTACGGCAGCATCAAAGCGTTGTTTGAAACAGCGACTATTACTGCATCGGCTCCAACAAGCACTATCAATTTTGATGTTGTAACGCAAGCTGTTCAGTATTACACCACCAATGCGGCAAACAACTTCACATTGAATATTCGTGGAAACAGCACAACTTCGTTAAACAGTATTTTGGCTATTGGGCAGTCAATCACCATTGCGCTGCTGGTAACTAACGGAGCTACTGCATATTACCCAACGGTTTATCAAATTGACGGTACTCCAGTTACGCCTAAGTGGCAGACAGGATTTGCGCCGTCTGGCGGCAATACAAACAGTATTGATGCTTATGCGATTGTGGTTGTTAAAACAGCGAGCGCCACCTTTACAGTTTTAGCCGCGCAATCAAAATACGCTTAACCATGCCAATATTAACTACCATAGGTGCAGCAGCTGCAAAAGCTTATGGCTTTGGTGCGGGGGGCGCGTTTCGTGTCACGATAAGTTCGAACCAAACAGATCTTAATTTAAGAACGTATCTTGTGACTAGTGGGTGGAACGAGATATCTCAGCCAGTTGTGACAATTGGTAGTGGGATTTATATCTCATCCAGTTCGACAGCCACCCCTGCGTTAACCATATCTGGATCATTCCCTGCTGGTGTTTACCTCATAAACAGCGGCTTTATTGTTGGTAAAGGCGGCGACGGTGGCGGCGGTGGAACTGGTAATTTCACCGGAACTAATGGCGCACCGGGCGGTGCAGGTGGACTTGCTTTAAGTGTTTCTGTTTCTAACACAACTATAGATAACGCTGCTGGCACTATTGGTGGTGGTGGCGGCGGTGGTGGCGGTGGCGCAGCACTAGCGTCTGGTAATTTTGCCAATGGTCAAGGTTGGGGCGGCGGCGGTGGTGGTGGCGGACGATCCGGCGTTTCAAGTTCTTCTGGCGGCGGAGGCGGGGGTACTGGCGCATCAGCTAGTAGGGGCGCTCAGTCCGGGGCGGCGGGGACAACAACTAGCGGTGGTTCGGGCGGCCTTGGCGGGGCGGCACCTGATCCAAGCTTTCAAGCTGGCGTTGGTGGGACTGGCGCTACTTGGGGTAGCGCGGGCGCTTCAGGCGGTGCCGGGGCTTCGCCGGGCCAATCCTATCAACAAACTTCTCCCGGCTCTGGTGGCGCTGCGGGTGCCGCAATTACAGGCAACTCCAACATTACATGGATTGCATTTGGGGTTCGTCTTGGGTCAATCTCATAAGTAGGGGCATGAAATTGATCCGATCTCCCTCCTTTTTGCTGCCAATGCTTGTGTCGCCGCCATCAAGGAAGGTTGTGAGCTTTACAAGCAAGCAAAGACCGCTTTCGTGGAAGTCAAGGAGACCTTTGACGAGGCTGTTGGCATCGGAAAGGAAATTTATGGTTTCTGGGGGACGCTGGCAAAATTCTTTGGCGGTGCGCCAACTCCTGTCGCGCCCAAGCCTGTGGCGAAAAAGAAGGACAAATACGTCGCTGTTGACGAAACGCAGGTCATGGTTGGAGTTGTCAAAAATCTTACAGAATTCTTCAGAATCCAAGAACAGTTAGCAGCCCACATCAGGGAGGAAGAAGACAAGTCCAGAAACGTCTATGAGCCTGACCAGAACCAAATGGAAGCCGCATTGAAGCGGGTCATGGCGCAGGATCAGATGGCAGCATTGGAAGTGACAATCAGGGAGACAATGGTGTATCAAAGCCCTCCCGAAATGGGCGCGTTGTACAGCAAGGTCTTTGAAATGCGGGATGTCATAGCCGTTGAACAAGAAGCTGCCAGACTGAAGCAAGAGGCGAAGAACAGGCAAGAGGCATGGCAACACAGGGAAGAAAAAAGAAACCTGCAAGCAAAACTGGCGGCAGTGGTAGCGACTTCTATATTCCTCCTTTACCTGTGGCTGTGGCTGTGGTTCGTAAGTCAGTGGGGGAAGAAATAATGGGCTGGATTGCGGCTTGCGTTCTTGTAATATTATTGCTACCTCTTTTGGGGATGTTGTACTTGGATGTCCTCGAAGCCAAGCACGAAGCCAAGGCGCAAGTTGAAAAGATAGAAAAACTCAGACGGCAAGTTGAACAGAAAGAACGGGAACGCAGTACAGATGAAACCTCACGAAATTAACTCCGAAGACAATTTCATAATGGGATGGCGTTTTGAAGACACATCATTTTGTGACACAATTCTCGACTACTACAACTCAAAAACTCCTTTTAGAGGGGAGTCTGTAAAAGGAGTTGATCTATCAGGCAAAGATAGTTTTGATGTCATATACGGGCGTGATGCAGACTCTGTAGTTTTTTATACAAACCTTCAAAAATGTGTAGAGTCTTACATAGAAAAATATAAATACTGCAACGCCCAATGTGCTTGGAGTATTTTAGAAAACATATACATACAGAGGTATTTACCTAAAGGCGGTTACCACGCATGGCATTGCGAACGAGCAGGGGTGTCAAATATAAACAATACACGGCATTTAGTGTTTATGACCTATTTAAATGACGTCACTGATGCGGGTGAAACAGAGTTTTTCTATCAAAAAACTAAAATAAAACCCGAAAAGGGGTTAACACTTATATGGCCTGCCGACTGGACATTTACACATCGCGGTATAGCGTCGCCAACACAGGAAAAAACAATCATCACTGGATGGTTTAATTTCCCAACACCCGTGCTTTAAAAGGAAAAAATATGAGTAAGCAACTTGAGAAAGACTCAACCTACAACCAGTTTGATACCGACCATGACGGCGTGGTGACAGACACTGAACTGTCCCGCTCTGAGCGCATGATGCAGATTGAGAACATGGACAAGATGGCTGACCAGCAACGCATCATGGCGTGGGCGGCCTTGGTGTTTCCACCTACCTTGATTGCATACTTGGCTTCCGAGCTGGTGACACTGGAGAAGGTCAATGCTTTAAATGGCTTGGCGACCACCTACTGCGCAGCGATGGGAACAATCGTTGTGGCATTCATGGCGGCACAGGCATACGTCAGGGGCAAAGCAAGTGATTCTTAACCCATACTTCCTGCTCGCTGTTGTACTTGCCATCGTTGGCAGTTTTGGCGGTGGGTATTGGAAAGGCTCAAAAGATGAGGTCACGCGCCAGCAGTTGGAGATCGCTGCTTTAAACGCAGAAGCCCGACAGAAAGAACAGGCGCTGGTTACCGCTGTTACCACCCAAGCAACCAAACTTCAGAAAGCAAATCAAGATGCAAAACTTCTACAGCAAAAGCACAATGCTGCTATTGAGTCTGGCGCTCTCAGGCTGCGGGTGGCTGTTAAAGCGTCCGAGTGCCCCGTATCAGCCGCCACAGATACCTCCACTTCCAGTGGAAATAACGTCGGAACCGCCACAGCCGAACTTGACGGAGAGACTTCTAAAGCTCTTATCGCCCTCACCAGCGAAGGAGACGCCGCCATCAGAAAGCTCGCAGCCTGTGTCGCCCTCTACAACGAAGCCCGTGAAGCCTTAAGGAGTAAATGATGCAACTGACCGCCAACTTCTCTTTGCATGAACTGACCAAGTCTGAGACAGCCCTGCGCATGGGGTTTGACAACACGCCCGGCGAGGCAGAAACAGCCGCCTTGAAACTGTTGGCTGAAAAGGTTCTCCAGCCAGTGCGCAATCATTTTGGCAAGGGCGTAAAGGTGAACTCAGGGTTCCGCAGTCCCGAGTCAAATGCAGCGGTGGGCGGATCGAAGACTTCAGACCATTGCAAAGGCCAAGCAGCCGATATTGAGATTCCCGGCGTGCCTAACGCGGATCTTGCGCAGTGGATCATGGATAACCTAGAATACACACAACTCATCCTTGAGTTCTACACTCCGGGCATTCCCGATAGCGGCTGGGTACACGTCTCCTACGACCCCAACAACCTCAAGAAGCAGGAGTTGACTGCCATGAAGGTCGCTGGTAAAACGCAGTATGTTCCCGGACTTGTAGCCTAATATCATGCCACTGCAAAAACTTCAGTTTAGACCCGGAGTCAACCGCGAAGGCACATCGCTTGCCAACGAAGGTGGTTGGTTTGAGTGCGACAAAATTCGCTTTCGCTCTGGCTATCCAGAAAAAATTGGCGGGTGGATTCTAGATACTGGAACATCTTCATCTGTTTTGCAGCCTCCTGCGGGGGCATATTACGGTGTTTGCCGGTCAATGTGGAATTGGCTAAATCTTGAAGGCAGCAATTTATTAGCCATCGGCACAAATTTAAAATATTACATTCAAGGCGGTGTGGATGGACTTGTAAATGATGTTACACCTATCCGCGCTATCACCACCCCGGGGCAGGTGGCTTTTGCTGCAACTAACGGGTCAACTATTATTACTGTTACTGATGTAGGACACGGCGCGCAAACAGGCGACTTTGTAACTTTTAGCGGTGCTGTGTCTCTTGGCGGCAATATTACTGCTGATGTCCTCAATGCAGAATTCCAGATTACGTATATAAGTTCTGACCAATACAGAATTACTTCTTTGGTAGCTGCAAACAGCAGTGATACAGGAAATGGCGGGGCGGCAACAATTGCCGCATATCAGATCACAACAGGCCAAGATTCATACACTCAAAACGTAGGCTGGGGCGCAGGAACTTGGAGCGGCAGAATAACAGGTATAGCGACAACCGCAGTTGCGGGCGGTACATTGTCTGCTGTTAATACTACTGTGACGGTGACTTCAACCGCGTCGTTTACATCTGTTGGAAATATTCTTATCGGCTCAGAAACTATTTCGTATACAGGAAAAACTCCTACCACGTTCACAGGTTGTACCCGTGGCGTAGGCGGTGCAGGTTCTGGAGCAGCAACTACTCATGCAAACGGTGCAGTGGTTCTTCAGTCTACATCCTTCACAGGTTGGGGGCAGGCTGCGGCAACGGGTATTGCTGTACAACTTCGTTTGTGGAGCCAAGCTAATTACGGGGAAGATCTAGTATTTAACCCAAGGGGCGGCGCTTTATATTACTGGGCGAACTCTAATACCACAGGCGTATTTAACAGGGGCCAACTGCTTGGGCCGGGCGCAACTATAGCTACAAAATCAGGCACGGTTACGGTTGATAACTATTGCCCGTCAGTAGCTAACCTTGTGCTGGTGTCCGATGCTTCTCGGTTTGTAATTGCTTTTGGGGCAAATAATTCAACGCTCCCGTCACCACAAAATCTAATTCAGAACCCCATGTACATTGCGTGGTCTGATCAAGAAGACTTTACAACATGGCTTCCTTCACCTACCAATCAAGCTGGTAGCTACACTTTAAGTCATGGGTCAACTATTATTGCCGCGATCCAGACACGGCAAGAGATCTTGGTGATGACTGATTCAGCTGTCTACTCCATGCAGTATCTTGGCCCGCCTTATGTGTGGGGTTTTCAGTTAATGGGCGACAACATTTCTGTTATGAGTCCAAACACAATAACAACAATTAACAACGTTGTTTATTGGATGGGCGTGGATAAGTTTTATATGTACTCAGGACGGATAGAAACACTACCCTGTTCTTTGCGCCAATACATATACGACGACATCAATCTTGCACAAGGCTTTCAATTTTTTGCTGGTACAAACGAAGGCTACAACGAAATTTGGTGGTTCTACGCTTCTGCAAATTCCAGCATAATTGATAAATATGTGGTCTTCAATCACCTTGAGCGTACTTGGTATTACGGCACGCTGGCCCGTTCTTATTGGCTGGATAGCCCGCTACGTTCCACACCTATGTCGGCTGGATATAACGGGCAGTTAATCTACCAAGAGACTGGCAATGATGACGGCACTACTTCGCCTCCTTCGCCTATTACAGCTTACGTACAGTCTTCAGACTTTGACATTGGAGACGGGCACAACTTTGGCTTGGTGACCCGCATCATTCCTGATGTGACATTTGACGGCTCGACTGTGAATAACCCATCGCTGGACTTTGCTGTGCGTCCACGTCAGTTTCCCGGCACAAACTACGGAACAGCGGATTCACCGACTGTTACCAGCGCGCAAAACTATCAGAATCAACGTTATTACACTGTCCAGCAATTTACTCAACAGGTTTTTGTTCGAGTACGTGGGCGGCAGATGGCGTTTAGAGTCACATCAAATGACCTTGGGGTATCGTGGCAGTTGGGCGTTCCACGTATTGACACTAGACCAGATGGCAGGAGATAAAGCATGGGTTTAAAAAATGTTGTCCAACCACGTTTGCCAGCGGCTCCAGTCGAATACGATGCGCAATACATGGAGCAGTTTATAAATATTCTGCGGCTTTATTTCACTCAGTTAAATAACGCGGCCCCTTCTGTTTTTTCTTCACAAGGCGTTGGTACAAACGGCGTTGTGGCTGCCATGACCTTTGCAGAACCTGACCCTCAAGTGCCGGGAGCGTCAAAAATAAGCTTACCCACACAAGCAGATTTTGCTAATTTACGGGTGGGGGATGTTTACTACGATACTTCTGGCGGCGTTTCCACAAGCTATCCCCTGCGCATCAAGGTATAACGGGGATGATGCAGCCTACAAGAGAAAAGCTGTATGAGGATGCCAACGGGGAAGTCCTGTGCGATTACCTGTTTGACCGGACAAAGATTTCACTGCATCTGAACTTTAAAGAAGGGGCGTGGACTCCTTCAAAGGTCAGGCGGTATAAGCATATTTTTGACGGCTTGTTATCAGATTTTAAAGACAAAAGTTACACGGAAGTGTATGCTCTACCTTTTGAAAATGATGTAAAAGCGCAGAAACTGATTGCCATGTTTGGGTTTAAAGAATTTGACCGCAGACGTGGCTTTGTTTTAATGAAACGCGAGGTGTAATATGCCACAAGCAGCAGCAGCCCCAGCAGCAGAAATAGTATTAGCAGAATCATTTGCCATGGCGGCACCGGAGATGTTTGCAGCATCTTCTACTTTTGTACCAGCCGCTGGTGAACTTGCAACCCTAGGCGCAATGGAAGGTATGGGGGCAGCGGGGCTTGGGGCGCTCGGGCTGGATGGCCTTGGTATGACAGGCTTAGAGGGCATCAGTGCTGCGGCCCCTTCTTTAGGCGAAGCTGCTACCTCGGGGATTCTTAGCGGTGGGGGCGGGGCGGGTGCAGTGCACATCAACCCAGCTATGGTTGCTAGCCAACAAGCGCAAGCCGTGCAGGCTGCAAATTCAGGCATGAGTTCACTTGCCTCACAGCCATACGTATCTGGTCAAATAGCGCCCCAAACAGTTTTGCCGGGCGAGCCAATAGTTACATATGCAGAGCAACCCGCTGTTCTCGGCCCTCATTTACCTGCGGAAATGTCACCTGCCTCTGCTCCCGCAGTGTCTCCTGCCTCTGCTCCCGCTGCAAGCGTTCAAACCTATCCTTATTCTGCGGATGCCCGCTATGGGGGCGAAGAGTTTGGCACGTTGCGTGAAGATGCGCAGCTTATGGCGTATAACCAAAGCAAAACAGGGCTGCAAGCTGGTTTCCAAAAAGCTCTGGACTTTGCCAAAGAAAATCCGTTTACCACTGCGTCGTTTGGATACACTGCTTATAACTTACTTAAACAGCCTCCCGCACAACAACAGCCTGAAGAATACAACGGCATTTTGACCAAGTACAAAATGTCGCCTAACTTCAAAGGCCGTTACGCTAACCCAGAAGATTTTCAGTACACGCCTAAGGTATACACCAACGCAGCCGAAGGTGGCATCATGCAAGCGTATGCCGGGGGTGGCCCAATTGAAGCCATGTCAAATGCCAACGCCATAGGAACCAACACAGGGTATCCGATGGCTGATATCCATAAAGGTGCTTACGCTACGCCCTATCAGACTCCCATATCCCGTAACGTGATTACTGATGCAGGGGACACAGGGGTTAACCCTATGACAGGTGAGATGCAGTTTGCTAAGGGTGGCGAAGCCAGCAGTAAGTTGGCGATGGATTACTACGACCGTATGACTCAACAGCCGCGCGCGCCAGCTGAAAAAAGCGATGTAGGTATCTACTACGATTTAGATCCAGAAACTAGGTATCTCGATGCTTTGACCGCTGCCCAAATTCGTCAAGCCAAAGTCAACAAACGCGCCAACGTGCGAATGCCCAATATGAAACGTCCCACTCCCATGGGGCAAATTAATCTTGCGCCACCCGGAATGAAGGAACAAGAGGGCAATGTGATTGAAGCAGCCCAAGGCGGCATCATGCAAGCAAAGAGATACGAATATGGAGGCTCCGTTGATGATACTAGGGGCTTTGGGGGATTAGCGCAGCCCGTTGCGCCAGCTCAAACTGCTACCAGTACATCGTCTCAAGCGCCGCAAGCGTCACAGAATTCAGGGTCGTGGGCAAACAAGGCTCAGGCTATTGGGGACAGTGTTGATAGCGCAATAAGAACTTTTTTGAGTACACCCCCTGTACTTGTTCAAGCTATAGATGGCGCAATGCAGGCTTTAGGAATTGGGCCTTATTCTGGGCAAGCCACCACGGCCCCCGGCCCCGCAGTTGGTTCTCAAGCTCCCGGTTTTATGCAAGCTAATGAAGGCGCAAAACAGAACATTGCTGCTAATGTTTCATATGATGGCGGTTCTTCTAGGTTTGGCGGCCCCGCTGGTGGCGGTGGGGGCGGGATGGGTAATGTGGGTATTGGCAACGGGGCAACGGCTTCGGGTGTAGGAACAGGAATTGGTAGCCTCGGCGGTATGGGCGGAGGCCTTGCCGCAGGCGGTCTCTCCAGTCTTGGTGGTTACGCTGCTGGTGGAAACCCTCGTTTACTCAAAGGCCCGGGCGACGGCATGTCAGATAACATCCCCGCTACCATCGCTGGTAAACAACCTGCTCGGCTGGCTGACGGTGAATTTGTAATTCCTGCTGATGTGGTGTCTCATCTTGGTAACGGCTCAACCGAAGCGGGCGCAAAAGTCCTGCATCAGATGATGAACAAGGTGCGCAAGGCCCGAACAGGAAACTCCAAACAAGGTAAACAGATCAACCCTCGTAAATTTGTGCCAACATAATGCCGCTTTACCAAATTCGCCCAAATGAATTGCCACAGGTTTGGCCTATTGCTGCGCCCCTTTTGCAAAAAGCAATTGATCTTGAACCTGAAGCGTTGACAATTGAGCAGGTGGAGTATCAAGTTCGTACTGGTCACATATACCTTTTAGTGTGGGAAGAACCCAATGAAGGTATCACAGGCGCAGTGACTGTGGAGTTCATAGATTATCCGCGCGAACGCGTAGCTCATGTAAACCTGATGGGCGGCAAAGGAATTGTGCGAGATCATGTTTTTGAAGAAGCAAAGCAATGGATGCGCGCATTTGGAGCGACCAAAGCGCAGTGCTGGGCGAGAGGCACGCTGGTGCAAATGTACGAGAAGATGGGGTTGGAAAACACCCACCAAGTGATGAGGATTAAATTATGAATTTACTCGACGCAAAAAGAAAATTGCTCCCTTTGAGTGGGTACATGAGCATGGGCGGTGGTGGTGGCGGTGGGCAGCAACAAACATCATCGACCAATTACTCAACAAACATCCCTGAGTATGCAAAGCCGTACGTCGAGACAATGCTTGGCGCTACGCAAAAGCAATTGTTCCAAGGCACTCCTACTGCGGAAGGGGGCTTTGACATAACTGGCTTCCAACCGTATAAAGCATACGGGGGTACATACGACACAGAAGGCAATCAAATTTCATATGACCCCAGCAAAGCAATTGCTGGGTTTCAACCTTTACAAACTCAAGCCCAGCAAGGCATTGCAAGAATGCAAACGCCTGAGCAATATAACCAAGCGTTGGGCCTCACTGGACAAGGCATCATGGGTCAGTTGGGTACAGCTGGTCAAGGTGTCGGTTTGGCGGGCATGGGATACGAAGCGGCAGGGGCGGGTAACCGTTACGCTCAACAAGCAACAAACCCATACGCCATGCAAGCTTACATGTCCCCCTACATGCAGAATGTGGTGGATATTCAACAGCGTGAAGCTCAACGACAAGCAGATATTGCAACAACAGGCCGTAACGCGCAGGCAGTTAAATCCGGCGCATTTGGTGGTTCTCGTCAAGCAATCACCGATGCTGAAGCTGCGCGTAATTTAGCGCTTCAAAAAGGCGATATCCAAGCTACTGGGCTTCAGTCCGCTTTCCAACAAGCACAGCAAGCCCAACAGTATGGCGCAAATCTTGGACTCCAAGGTATGCAAGCTGGTATGCAGGGCGTTGGCGCAGGCATTGGTGCGCAACAGACTGGTTATGGTCAAGCTATGTCAGGCGCGCAGAACCTTGCCAATCTTGGGCAACAGCAGCTTGGCGCGCAACAAGGTATTTACAACCTTCAGAACGTTACTGGCGCACAGCAACAAGCGTTGGAGCAGCAAAAGATCAACCAAGCAATGCAGGACTACGCCAATGCGCAGCAGTACCCGCTCATGCAGTTGGGCACGATGTCCAACATGCTCCGTGGCTTACCTATGCAGGCACAGACTACGCAACAATACGCGGCAGCACCCAACGCTATGACGCAGGCAATCGGCGCGGCTGGCGCAGGTGCATCTTTGTACAACGCGTTCAAGGCAGAAGGCGGCGTCATTAAAGAATACGCCAAAGGCGGCATCATGTCTTACGGTGTGGGCGGCGAAGTTGAAAGCGATCTGGAGAACATGGATAACGAGAGTTTGCAAAAACAACTCAGAGAATCCACAAGTCCGTCTATCAAGCGCATGGCTCAACGCATTTTGCGTGAACGTCAAATGGAGCGAGGCCCCGGCTTGGCTGGTGGCGGCATCGTAGCGTTTGCAAAAGGTAGTAAAGATGCAGTGGTAGCGCCAGCCGACGATGAAGAATCTCGTAGAGGGCAAGGTATTTTGATGGCTGCACCACGTCCAAGTGGAGCGGTGACGGAGAACCCAACAACCCCTGCTCCTCAAACGCCGTTGCCACAGCAAACTGTGCAGCCAGCCCCTGCCCCCGCTGCGCCTCCCATTCCACAAACAGTTGCCGAAGCAATTCAAGGCGCAACAGACCTTACTCCGCTGATGAAAGCTTCGCAAATTGAAGCCGCCAAAGAAGCAGCCGTGCCTTTGGCAAATCGGATAACTGAAATACAGGAAGCTAAAAAAGCAGCGGGCATCGAAGCTCCGAATCAAGATTACCGCGCAAAACTTATGGCGGAGCGCGCCAACGCAGAAGATGAAGCCAAGCGCACGCGTTATATGCGGTTGGCTGAATTCTTTGGGCGCTGGGGTTCAACTCCCGGCCCAACTTTGGCGGCTGGTTTGGCTTCAGTCAGAGAAACAATCCCAACACTTATCTCTGACGAAAAAGACGCCAAGCGACTTCGCATGGAAATTGACAAGTCAATTGCTGGACTTGATGAAGCCACACGTCTTGAAAAGAAAGGTGACTATGAGGCTGCTACTGCTGTGAAAAACAAATGGGCAGAAAAAACACAAGCCCTTACTATGGAGATGCTTAAAATCCAAGAGCAGGAAGCCCAAGGCCTGCGTAAAGATGAACGTGAAAAAGCAAGGGATCTTGCCAAAGATAAACGTCAGGAAGCAATCGATCTTGCCAAAGAAAAACGTGAAGCTGCTCGTGACGAGCGCATTGAAAATATGCGCAAAGATTTGCAAGATTCTGTTAACAAGACCGCTTTGGAAGCGGAAAGAATACGCGCTAGCGTTTCAAGAGGGTCTCGTGATGTTCAGGACAAAACCAATCAGTTAGCCAAACTCAATGCCGCTACTACGCTGCAAACTAATGTGGAAGCAAAGATTGCAAACTCCATAAGTTCCGCCTCCTATCAAAATCTATTGGCTGATGCAGCCTTGGTGGGCGACAGCGATGCAGTTAAAGGACGAGCTTCAGCAGCTAAGGCTGAACTTGACAAAATACAAAAGAGCCACGAAGCAATGAGGCGAGAGGCGGAATCCACGTTGAGTTTTGTCAAACAAGAAATTGGCATGAGTCCCCCTGCTGCTGCGCCCGGAAACAAACCAAGAGTAAAAGGCGACAATGCCCACAAGAGTATGCCTGCCCTTCCTCCCGGCGCTAAACTGGATTAAAAATGGCGATTCAAACTGCTACCAATCCTGATACTGGGGAACGCTTTGCGTTGATTGACAACGAGTGGGTTCCTTTTTCTCAGACTGCTAGTAACCCCGACACAGGGGAAAAGTTTGGCCTTATAAAAAATCAGTGGATGCCTTTGAGTATCAAGGCTACGCCAACCCCCACGCCCGCCGCTGTTCCAACAGCTGCCAAGACACCTGAGCCAAGACCAGAAGATCAAAGCGTTTTACGTCAATTTGCTGATGTACCACTCAAGGTAGGAGCAGGCCTCGTCACAGGCGTGCGCATGGTGGCGGATGCTTTTGGCGCAGACACAAGTGTGTCTAAAACTCTTCGTGGTGTAGAAGACGAGATTGCTGCCCTGTACAGCGCGCAGTCCAAGAAAGACAGCCGTGAGATTGCCCGCATCATGAAAGAGGCGGAAGACAAAGGCATTCTCGATCAGGTGATTGCGGGCGCAAAAGCAATGGCTGTTGCCCCGGTTGATGTCATTTCTAACGCTTTGGGTACTGCGGCTCCCGCGATTGGCGCAGGCTTGGTAACCACGTTGACAGGTGGCGCGCCGTTGGTAGCTGCGGGCGTTGGTCTGGGTACAGGCGCAGTCATGGGCGCGGGTACGGTTAAGAGCGCAATCTACGACGCCACCAAACAAGTGCTGGCTGAAAAGACCAAGATGACACCCGAGCAGATTGAAGCTGCGGCGGTCAAGGCACAAGAATATGGCGGCAAGAACTTAGATCAGATTTTGATTGGCGCGGGGATTGGCGCAGTCGGAGCCAGAACAGGTGCGGAGCCTATCCTTGCGCGTCAGCTCGCAAAAGATATTGTTGGGCGAGTTTCAGCGGAAGAAGCCGTAGCAACTGTCGCCACACAGGCAACGGGCAAAGAAGCCGCCAGAGCTGCGGTCAAAGCTGCCGCAGAAGAAGAAACCAAGAAAGCCGCTGAGCGCGGCATCATTAAACAAGGCGCAATTACAGCAGGGACAGAGTTTGCAACTGAGTTTCCGCAAGGCGCACAAGAACAGTTGGCGCAAAACATTGCGCTGCAACGTGAAGGCTTTGACGTGCCCACCATGCGTGGTGTTGTCAGTCAGGGCACTATGGAAGGATTGGCTGGCGCTGGCATGGGCGCTGGCGCTGGTGCGCGGGAAGGTTTCGCAGCCAAGCGCGAGATGGCTTTGGATCAGGGTGCAGGGCAAGACTACAAAGATATGTTCACCCCACCTGAAGGTGACAAAGTAAAACCGCTTGAGCCTACGCCAGAACAACTTGCACTGATAGATGCTGATACACGGGTCAAAAAAGAGGAAGAAGCGCCTCCACCGCCCCCAACTTCAACAGAAACAAAAGCTGCTGAATCTACGACGACTGTAGATCAACGCATCGTGGCAAGAACTACTGAATTAGAAGAACTTGAAAAGAAACGCGAAGCTTTAGGCTTTAGACCAAAACTGCGAAGTAACAGTTCACAAAAAGTCAAAGATTTAATAGCAGAAATTGACAAAGTAGATGCGGATATTGCTGGTGTAAAAGAATCATTATGGTTTCTGCACACAATGTCTGGTAAAGGAGCGCCAAGTGGAACTGACAATGCACCAAGTGGAGCAGGCCCTCGCGTGGATGAGTCAGCCCCTGCTGACGTCAATGCCCCCGGAACTCCAATCGATCAGCCCGGAGGTGTGGGAGGAGCTGGAACAGCTGCACCTGAGGGTGATGTTCGAGCTGGCGTGGGCGCACGAGTCGAACTCGCTTCATTAAGCCAAGAAACCCAAGACGAAATTAGTCGACGCCGCGATGAAGTTTTAAATTTGATTGAAGACGGGGCAGCTAACAAACTCATCAACAACAAACTCAACTTTCTCAACCGACTAGAAGAGACCCACGGGGTAGAACCGTTTAAGCCAACATCTGATGGCCTACCCGCCAAGGGCAAATATGTCAGCACACAAAAACTGATTGACCAAGGTAAGCAAGCAAGCGCGGGGCGGGCAGAAGATGTAACTCCCGCAGCACCAAGAGGCGTAGGCGTTGAAACCGCCATGCAATTAGCGGGCAAATATGAAAAACAAGCGGAACAAGAGCGTCAGCGTCTGCTTGAAGAATCACGTAGTAAATCTTTACCCAACATAAAAGTTGATGATGCTATCGTTGAAGAATACAACGCTACACGCGAAGAAATAAACAGGGCAGCGGACGAACATAACAATGCCCGCGCTCCTCTGGCTGAAAAACTCAAACAGCTTTACGCTGAGCGAAAAAAAGCTGAGGACAAACTTGAAAACGAAAATTTAAATGATCCGTCCAATGAAGCGTTACTGCTCAAGTTAAACGAAGAAATTACCGCTACTGAAAAAGAGTTGCAGTCGCTTGGCGGCATGAAAAACAAACTCCCAAATTGGGATAAAGAGATCACGCCTGTTGAAAAAGAAGTCTATCTAGACAACATACGCAACAACACCATTGAAGAACACAATGCCGCTGCAAAGGCACTTTTAGAGTTTCGCCGCCAGCAAGGTATTGAAAGCCGTGAAGGTGAAGGCACGCTTAATCGTGATGAACAGCGCCTCATCAAAGGCTATGAAGACAACCGTGATGCCACAGGGAAAGTGTACGGATTCAAGTTCCCTGCTTGGAGAGATTTATCCAATGCTGCAAAAGCCATATACCTAAAGACAGTAGCCAATAATGCGGGTTTGCAACAAGACGTTGGGTTTGCCGAAGTTGCGCAACAGATCATCAGCGAAGACGGCAAAACATCTTCTAAAGATAAACAGGCGCAAAATAAAAACATCCAGAAAATACAGGATGAGGTTCGCCAGAAGTCTGAAAAGTTGCAGGAGTATTACCAGAAGCTGCGTGACAAACAAAGCAGAACATCTGGCGAGATGCCAAAAGCATCAGAGCAGTTATCCAACAACCTTGTGCAGTTGATTAAAGATAACAATCTCAAAGGACTGCTGGAAGGTATTGCTGAAAAACTAAAAGATGCGGATGTTTCACATCGAAAAATTTACTTGCAGGTTGCCAAGTTGGTGGCAAACCTTGGCCTGAAAACAAAGATTGAATTAAGAGACAGCCTGCCAAATGATGATCTGGCTATATACAAAGCAGATGAAGACATCATCTATGTGACGCCTGAAGGCCTGACCTATACAACCATCTTGCATGAAGTGGTACATGCTGCCAGCGTGCGGGTGATGAATCTTTATTTGACGGGACAGAAGAAGCTACTGACTGAATATCAGATCAAAGCCGTCGAGCAAATTCTGGCGATCATGAAAAGCACAAAAGGTGCTTTAGAAGGCAGGCATCCAAACGCCTATGACAACCCATACGAGTTCCTTGCCTATGCTTTGACTGACAAGATTTTTCAAGTTGATTTACATGCCGAGGGTGTTGAGTATGCCCAAGACGTGGCTTTTGGATTGCGCAAAGACAAGATCCTTGACCGTATGCCCGGCAAAAAGTCGATGTGGTCAGAGTTCAAAAAAGCTATTGCGGGTATCGTTGGCTACAAACCGGGCCAGATGGTGTCTAACAACTTCATGATGGAGTTGAGCGCGGCGTTTGAAGACATCTTATCCGTGCCTACCGAACCGATTTATTTGTCTGATTTGTCAGCGAAGAACAAACAGAAGCAGGCGCGTAGCGGGGGCATGTACGACCCTAACAACCGCAAAGCTTATGAACTGAGCGAGAAAGAGTACCCGCAGTCTAAGATTGTGAAGGCGGTAAAAGATCTCACCACAGTGCAAGGGTGGAGAAATAAAGCCACGGCTTTTGTGGATACAACCTACGAAGCAGGTAGCGTAGAACGTCGGTTGGATCTTGGAGGAAAGATCATCCGAAACATGGACGATGCCTTCAATAATTTTGCTGAACACATGGCGTTGGCAACAGGTCAAAAACTTCAGTACATAACGCATTACCTTGATCAACCCCTGACTAATTTAAAGCAGTCGTTTGGGGACTGGATGAAGATGACAGATAAGTCGTTTGAAGATGCTTCAATCGATTTCCACATGTTTGGGGAAATGTTCCACGAACCAGAACGCCGTGAAGTGCTGTGGGTAAAAAGTGTGCCGCTTGAGCAAACTCAAAAAATTGCAGGACAAAACATCACTGCTGCTGACAGACGCACGCAAATATTGGGCGACAGCAGTAAAAATATTCCCGGCATCATCCACCAAGTTAATCTGACCCCAGACCAGCGTAAGAAACTTTGGGAAGAACTGACATGGCTGGCAAATAACTACGCCTCTGTCCAAGGATATACACCGCGTCAAGACATTGCCAGAGCAATGAAAGGTGTTGACATCTCAAAGCCAAACGCACAAGAAGTGTTGAACAAACAAAACACGCTGTACAACGCGCTGGGTATTGACCAAAAAGAGGTAGATCTACGCAGGGAACAGTTTGATGCACTGCCCCAAGCAGAGCGCGACGTCATCATGAAAATTTTTGACAGCGCAAAAGAGCTGGCAGATGCAACAAAAGAGCTGAACAAGATTGGCAATTACTGGTCATTCCCTGTTGAGAACATCACCGGCATGTATGACTATAAACATTACCTGCCGTTTAAAGGTATCTCGAAGAATGACATGGTTGAAGAACTCGACCCAGAAACAATTGGGCAGGGTAAATTTGGCACTCAAAAAGAAGGCAAGGGCAGCGCCCTGCAAGAAGTTGAACACCCCGCACAAGGCCGCTTTAAAACTTCAGATAACCCACTGCTTGTACTGATGCAAGATGCCTATCGTGGGGCAAACAGAGCTGGCAACCGAGACTTTTCGCAGGCGGTTAAAAATGCGCTGCCAAAGAGCGAAAACAATCCAAACGGTACAGGAGTTATTGACGGCGAAATTGTCGAGCATATTCCACATGCGTCGCGTGAAAACTTTGACTTTGGAAAATATAAAGGCGGCTCAAACATCTTCCATTACAACGAAGATGGGTCTATTGACATCATGCGCATTCGTGACGAAAAGCTGTTGAAAGCGTTGCGGTACACGTTTAAAGATGAAAAGCCTTTGTGGGATTTGATGAATGACGTGACAGGCTGGATTGGCGCACAGCACACTCGGTACAACATCAATTTTGCGCCAAAAAACTTTGTGACCGACATGTTTACCAACGCGTGGAACATTGGTGGCGGCAAGATGGGGCCGTTGTCTGCGCCTAAATACGTTGGTATGGTGGCGGGGCGCGTACTACAAAACGGTTTGGGCAAGGCGTGGGAAATTGCTTCATTGAACGAAAAAGGCGACAACACCAGCCAACAACGAATGCTCAATAGCGCCAAGAAAGATCCGTTTGTACGTGACATGCTTGAGCTGATTAAATACGGTGGCAAAACCGCCTACATCCAAAGTTTTTCAATCAAGAAAAATGCTGAAAAACTCCGTGAGCTTAAAAACAAAGGCTGGGTAGCCAACACCAAAGAAAGCATCGACGCACTGCTTGACACATGGAGCAGCATGTTTGAATTGACAAGCCGTACCGCTGCATACTCCATGTTCAGAGAGTATTACTACAAGAAGAATCTAAAAGAAAACATGTCGGACGCTGAGGCGTATAACGCTGCGTGCGTGCAGGCGGCGGCTGAGACAAAGAACCTGACCAACTTTGAAAAGGTGGGTACTTACGGACGTGAGCTTGGCGCGTTGTATATGTTCATCCGGCCTTCCGCGATCAGCGCAACACGTGCGATTGAAACCGCCGCCCCTGCCTTTACCCTCTTGTCTACCGCAGAGGCAAACATGCCTGATGCGGTTAAGAACGACCCCAAAGCCAGAGAAGAATACATCAAGAACTTCAAGGAACTGCGTTTGAATTCGCAGATCATGACTGTCACGCTCATGGGCGCGGGTTACGCCACATATATGATGGCAATGATGATGGCTCCAGATGACGAATGGAGCCGTAACACCGTCAGGTCTGACAACATGCAACAGTGGACTCGCAATGCGCGATTCCATATCCCTGACAGTGTCGGCCTCGGCAAAGACATTGTTATTCAAATACCTTGGGGCTTTGGTCTTGGCGCGTTCCCATCCATCGGCGCACAAATTGGCGGCATGGTACATGGGCAGACATCGATTAAGAGCGGCTTGGGTAACATCGTCGGGTCTATCTTGACGGACTCGTTCCTGCCCATTCCTATCTCCAAGATACCTCCGTCTGAAGAACCACTTAAATGGGCGTTTGACTCAGTCGTGCCCTCGATGTTGCGCCCAATTTCTGAATACATCATGAACATGAACGGTATCGGGCAGGCAATCAACAGCGCCACGCAGCGACGTTTTGGCGATGCGTTCACAGGCGGCGACAGAATCCCAGAGGTGTACAAAGACTTCACCACATGGCTGTACAACAAGACCAAGGGCGAATGGAATCTTTCTCCAAATTCTGCGTACTTCTTCACCAACAGTTATGTTGATGGCATTGCTCGTCTTGGCGAGATGGCGTACAACTGGATTGATCTGTCCAAAGGCGAAAAAGCTTTTAATCCAAAGACCGATTTGGCGTTGCTTGGGTCTTTCTTTGGAGCGAAGTCAAACGTTGATGCGCGAGAATTCACATCTATCCAAGAAAAAATAAAGGATCTGGACGAGCGCCTGAAGACTTTAAATAAAACAAACAGGGCGACTGCTGTTGAGTTCAGGGCTGAAAACCCCGGAGTAGAAAGCGCCATCACTATCTACAACCAGCAACTGTCAAGGCTTGACAAGATTCGCAAGCGCGCAAATGAGATCCGCACGATGGATATACCTCCGATTGACAAGCAAGAACTGCTGCGGTTGAACATCCTGCAACAAAATATGCTCAAGCATGAAATCATCGAGCGAATGAAGCCTTACGGTATTGAGCCTTAACGGATGCGCCATGTGCGCACCCCGAGGTGGTTATCCTTGGCTGCAATGTAAGACTTCACTTTGATGCCTGCGCGTTTAGACCCGCAGTCGATGGCATAGATCATCTCAGCGAAGCGGAGGGTAGGGATAAAAAAGCTATCCCCCACCTCCATTGAATCAAACGGAAAGATCCACTCTGGCTCAGGAATCTGAATCATCAATCAATTCGGTTGGCAATTCAGTCTTGAACCAATACAGATAGGCTGGATCAACACTGATCGCGTTCTTCCAGCCAGTCGTCAGACGCCCCTTCTTGTCATCAATCAGCTTACCGCGCGCCCGCATATCGGCCTCAAACTCCCGCGTGCTGATCTTGCGTTCTGCAAGGAACTTCTTCAGTTCTGCCTTGGATACTTGCACAAGACTTTCTTCACTGACAATCCGCGCAACGATGGGGCCTCTTGGCTCCATTGTCACCTTGCCATCTTTAATCACGAGGATGTTTGCCATGTTGCGGTTGATGAAGTCAGCAAGCATGGATGGGTAATCTGAACGATTGACCCTGATAACTTTCTCACGGATCTCAATCATGCTGGCAACAGTAGCCTCGTACGTCCGTTCTAAGGCATACGCTGTAATGTTATGTTCATTGGCAATCGTCCCCGCAGCCATGTTGACGCCAAGCAAGTTCTGATAGAACCGATACTCAACGTGGTTACCAAAGTCGCGGATAAATTTATCTTCCCATGCAAGGATGTGATCCGTCACATAATTGTCGCCACGGGTAATGACTTCTTTGATGAACATCGGGCCAGCGTGCCCGTAGTTGTAATTGAACGCATCAAAAATGTACGCGCCTAACTTTGTATTTTTCTGAAGCAACTCGGGGCGTTTGACTACAAACTCAATCAACCTAGCCGCTTCTCCATTAGGATTTGATTTGGCGGCTTCCAATATGCCATATACACCGTGGTTTGAAGTAATCACCGCAATCAATGAAGCAGACATCTCATATTCACGTTCGGCGTTAACAGATGCTTGCATCCTGATCTTGGCTTTACCATGAGATACGTTGTGTATCAACTTGCCAAGCTCTTTACCGTCCTTGTCACCAACCTCATCCAACCCAAACATCAAGCTGTGTAGGCCAAGGTAACGCCCTGTAAAACCATTGTCAGTGCCGTCCACCACACTCATGTTTTTAGGATGTCCAAACATACTCAGCCCTGCGTACATCGCGCCTGTCTTGGCATTACCGGAATCGCCAAAAAGACTCATAACTACGCCAGAAGTGTTTGTGTAGCACATCAATGGAGAACCAAGCCCACTCATGGATGCAAACGCGTGTAACTCAAAGCCGGGAGTGCTTAAATAATCCATTGACTCACGCCAACGCTGGAATGTACCGTGTTGGATAAGGTGTTTGGACAAGCCTTTAACAAACGGGGATGATGGTGCATCAGCCATTTCGCCTTTGTAAGTAATTTCTTTCTTACCAATTACAAAACTTCGTTTAGGCCATTCTTCAGTATCAACGGATCTTTCTTTTGTCCACCCCATTTGCATACGCATTTGCAAGGCAGCTTCTGTGGTCTGGAGGTACTGCCCCCATTTAATTACGTAATTCATAATGTGTTGATCGTGGTGTGATGCAAAAAATACCCCGTTGCTTGACATTATTGCTTTGAGAGCTTCCTTGGCATAAACATGCTTCATTGGCAGGAGGAACTCACGATGCCCGTCTTTTGGTAATACAAGACGCATTTGCAAGCACTCGCCATCAAGTGGGCTGACCATGCGGGATACGGGATACAAGTCATGGGACAAGATAAGGACTGGATCGTCTTGGTGCTTGACACCCTTTTTGTCAACCTTTGGTGGGGGGACGAAATAAATACCGCCGTGCTGCCCCCGCACAAAAGGCATCAGTAGGTCTGGGAAATCAGGAACCGTTTGGGTATTCGGTACTTCCCATATTGGTTCCTCCTTATTTGTTTTTGGTGCTGGAGTGAACTCTCGGGCAAGGGATATGGGGCTGACAATCTTCCCTCTGTGCTGGCACCCGTTGCATCGGTCGGGATAGTTGTCGATGAACCAAGCGCAGGTTCGTGGAGCAGGAATGGCGTTTGCTTTTTCTTCTGTTTTTGCATGGGTGTATTCCGGATGATCTTCTGAAAATTCATGAATGGCAGTAGCGCCATCATCACAAAACTTGGCAAGCGATAGACCAGCCCGCCATAAAGGTTCTTCCAAAGTCTGCACGTTCTCGCACATGAATTTGACCTGCGCGCACCCGCCTTCTTCATCTACGCTTTTCTGTGCCAAGACCTCAAACTTACGCGGGAAGTTGTCCAGCTTGAGCATCGCCTTGGTATCTTCATCCAAACCTTTGGGCACGCTTGCAAGCACGTCGTCAAATTTGACTGGCTCTTGTGGTTTGATCTCGCCTTCCTCACCCATCAAGAACGCTTTGAATTCCACCCAGCTATATACGTGGATCTCATCAGTGATGACTGACGTGGGGCGTGGGGTTCCTGTCTTGTAATTGAATGTCTCGGGACACCGCATGATTCGTGCGGCATCTGCTGTAACCACGGGGTCGATCGCAGCGTACTGTAGGCAAAGTGATTTGAATACCTCTGCGGCTGGCTTCCATTCATCCTTGGGGATGTCTGTGTCCATAATCCAGTAGGCGTGTATGCCACCACCTGAATCAATCCTTACTGGTTCTGGTAGTCCTGTCTGTAAAAGAAGATTTTCAATCTCTGCGTGGGCATCCTCTTTGGTTGTGCATTTCTTGCCTTCACCTACATCCAGATCGATGAAGAATGACCTGACAAACAAACAGTCATCTGCTTTACGACTGTATCCTTCAAATGTCCCCAGTGCTACAAATACATCTGCTTTCTTGCTTTTGAGTTTTTCGATTTCTTCGATTACGCCGTCGAGTGTCTCTGCGAATCGGTTTGCCATTCTCCCGTTGGTCAAACCACTGACACAATAGACACCCTGACTTGGCAATGCTTTCTCGTAGAATTGTTTTAACATGTGCTGCCAGAGTTGAAAAGAGCGAGACTATGCTCGCTCTGGTTGATGATGTCGGAGTCGCCTCCGTTTACTTCTTGTCGAATGACCTCCCGACCATGTCTTCAAGATAAGCTTTCGCTTCTGCGTTGCTTTTTGCTGGAAGGATCCCCTTAGCGGTGTCGCTCTCGATCAGATCGGTGATCGCCTCGATCTTCAGCAAATTCTTATGACGGATGTGACCGCCACGGAACCAACTGAAAACCGTCATCCGAGTTACCTCCAACGCATATGCTACATACTTTGCGGGCAGATTTCCTGCAACGCACGCATGAGCTAGGGCAATCCCTGCCCTATTTGGGTTGGCTTGTTCTAACCCCGCAATGAACTGTTTACTGTATGTCCGTGGCATCCTTACTCCTTATTTCTTAGACCACTTTTTGACCACGTCGGTGATGTTTTTGTCGTCAGCGGCGGGCTTGGTTGACGCTACCTTTGTGGGTTCAGCGACTTCCTCGGGTTGTGCAACTTCTGTTTCGCCAGTGGTGTCTGCCTGATAGACATTCATCTTGATGGCGGCTTCAGCGGCTGGGCTTTTTGACTGGCGTGCAATGGTTTGCAAGTCTGCGTCTTCCACCTTACCAGCGGGACTGAACAAAACCTTTGGTGTAGGAGATTTTGTGTCGAAGGCCATCTTAGTAATCACCCGGCCAGCGCTTACGTTGTGAGACGCGAGGTGCTGGATGTAGGGACGGAATGGAAAACGACCATTGTCTTCTTTACCGAAGGCAGATGTAGCGGGCAAAACCAACTGCATCACGTCGCCAGCGGGATCGTTGGGCAGCACTACGGCAGTGCGCCATGACAGGCGGCAAGCTGTGCCTGTACCGCCTTGACCAGAACCTTTAACAGCCTTGTCGCAGTCTGCGCACTTGCTTGCCAAAGGAGTCTTGACATCAGCGTCAGGAGTCTCTGAGTCTGTTGACCAGCAGTTCGGGCTGATCTTCTGACCTTCTTGATATGTACCCTCGTAGAACATACGAGATGCTTTGTGTGCCATCTTCACAAAGATGACGTTCATGTGGCGGTCTTCAATCGCACCGATTTCCTTGCCACCTGCGTACTTGCGGAATACACCGCCTTTGATCGAGATGCGTTTGTTGGAACGCGCACCGCCTGCTACGGCAAGTGTGTCTTCATCCAAGCCCTCAACGGGAACCATTGCACCACTGAACATTGTTGCGAGATCTGTACTCATTTGATTTCCTTGTTACTGAATTGACTGATTAATTCGAGGGTTTGCGCACAACAATCGTGAACTCCCTCATCACATTCACTCCGGGCGGCAGTCCATCGTCTTGCCGTTCCTTAATGAATTCTTTGAAGTTGCCCTGATGGATACGTGCTTCCAACAGGTCAACCGCTTCGTTCTCCAACACAAACTTCCTGAAGCTTTCGCCATCTGCAACAGTGAAGCGTTCGTTCAACTTGCGAATCACCGTGCCGTTGTTTGTGCGGATACTTTTGGCATTGCTCTCATTGCAGGTCACCATGAAGTTTTGCTCAAGGACTTTCATCTCATCCTCCAGCGCCCTGTCTTGGACTTCCCACTCAGCCTTCATCTTCTCACGGGCTGAACGAATTGTCAAGTATACCTTGACCAATTCATCTAATTTTGTGTCTTCAATTTCTTCGACTGCGCTCATATCCCCATCTCCTGTTTGTAAAGATCGACCAGCTTCTCGTGCGAATCTACCTTGCCTTGGAGCATCTGGTACACCCTGCGCTCAACCTCCGCGCCTTGGAGATGCACCACCGTCATACTGTTGACCTGCCCGACTCGGTCAATACGAGCAATACACTGTATGTACGTTTCCACGCTCATGACAGGCGACCAAAATACCACCGTGTCAGCGGCGGTCAGCGTCACCCCATGCGAGGCCGCTTGTGGCTGGATAACCAGCACCTTTGGGTTCTTCTCGGTTTGAAACCGATTGATGATGTCGCCGCGCATCCTTGCACTGACGCTTCCTTCTATGATTTCATTTACCACTCCTTGTTGATTTAAAAACCGCGCTACCAATTGAATGGTGTGGCTGTACGGCACAAACACAATGACCTTGTTATCGGTCTCCTCCAGCACCTCCATCAAGGCGTTGAGCCTTGGAGATACATCAAACTCAATGACTTCCTTGTCGTCGGTATAGACCGCGCCACCAGCAATCTGCAACAGCTTGGTGAGCTTGGCTGCCGCATTGACTGCGCTGACTGTTTCTCCTGCTGCCTCAATGAGCAGTTGGTTCTTCAGCCAGTTGTAGTATTTCGTCACCTGCGGTGTCAGCGGAATTTCTCTCGTCTGATACACCACCTCTGGCAAGTCGGTACATTCAGACTTCTTGAATCTGATTGCAGGTTGCAAGGCGTTGAACACATCGGTCTGCGCAGAAGGTTTGGGAACCCACTTGAACCGCGTGATCGGATACATCACCTTGTCACGCCATGATGTCATGTACTTGGGTACTCCTGCTGGGTTGACCAGCTTTGCCAAGCCAAACGCATCCAGTGGAGACTGAGAGGCAGGCGTGCCTGTCATCATCCAAAGACGAGTTGAGGGAAGGATCAGTTTTGCCAAAATTTTCCAGCGTTTTGTCGTTACCGTTTTATATGCGTTCGCTTCGTCAATCACAATTAGGTCAAACCCTGCTTTACTTATTTCTTCGGAGACTGTCCCCACTCCGTCGAAATTGATGATGACGAATTCATACTCTCCGTTGATGACTTTTTTGCGTTTGTTTGTGTCGCCATACGCCACGCCAACGGTGCGGTGCATCGCTGTCTTAAAGATGTCAGCCTGCCATGCGGAGTACATGATTGAGAGTGGGCAGATGACCAGCACCCGCTTGACCAGCTTCTCTTTCATCAGGTAGTCTGCCGCCCAGATGACTGACGATGTCTTGCCTGTGCCTGCTTCATTGAAACAGAACGCGCGCTGTCTTAGGGCAAGGTATGAGGCAGTGGTTTTCTGGTGGACGAATGGCGTATACATTCCGGGCCAGTCATACTCATGGGGCATGGGGGAAGGCGCTTCCCCGTAAAGCTTCATGAGATGTTGCATCTCTTTGATGCCAAGATACACCAGCACTTCGACAAACTTGCCGTCGTCACTTAGTACCTCGCACCTTTCAATGTGCCCGACCAAGTAATTAAGTTGGTGTGACGGTACTTTCAAATGTACCGCTGTGTTGTCAATGACTTGCATACTATCCTTTACTGAATGAAACTTTGACCCCTTACGGGGGTCAGTCGGTCAAGCCCGTCGTGCGAAAGGAGAGGGGAACTCGAAAACACCGCCTGACTGACACGGTTAAAGGGGGGCCAAAATCGTAGGAAAAAACCCCCGCCGCTGCTCACTCATGCCTTACAGCAACGGCTATTACTTCATTGCACCACTGGGCTTCCTCGCAAACGATCTGTTTTTGCTGGGTGACTCAAGTCGGACTCCGTCTTTGTTTGATCCACCTTTAGATAAAGCCTTGACGTGTGCAACATCTTTTCCACTGCGGTCAACACCTTTGGCGTCGAGCTTTCGTCTTGCGCGTTGGCGCTCCATTCTGTTGTCATGTTCTCCACGATCTTTCTGTTGTTCATATTCTTTTTTGTAGGGGCGGGGTTTGTTTACGTATGGCATGGTCAGCGTCCTTTATGAAAGTCACACGTTGTCACGGGACACCAGCCGCACAGCGGTGTCGGGTTTGGATTCCAGACATCATTTTCGTATGAAGCATCCATCCGTGCAAGGTCAACCTTGAACGCATCCCACAGCGCAGGAATCTGGTCGCGGGTGTACTCCTCGGTGGTGAACCCGTCGTGCATCACAAACAGCAGACCAGCCTTGATCCGCATGACTTCGGGAAACTTGGCAAAGGTCATCAGCGCCATCAGCTTTAACTGTTTTGTGTCAGGGTACTTGCTACTGCCTGTCTTGTAGTCAAGGATGTGGGCAAGGTCGCCATCAAGGATGAGCAAGTCTACGATACCGCGCACCCAGTATCCCTTGTTGTAATCACAGGCGTTGCCATCTCTGTCCAGAGCCATCTTCAGTTCTGGATGCTTCTCGCCATCAATTTCCAACAGCGTGTCCATCAGCGCCTTGAACCGTTCGTAGTTCTTGGCAAGGGGAGCGCCATCCTTGGTGTAGTTCTCAAGCGCCTTGTGTACCTCGTTGCCGTAGGTCATCTGCGGTGTGGGCTTCACAAAGAAGTTTTTCAGTACCTTGACTTCTTGGTACTGCTTGGGGCAGTTGACATACTGCTTGAACGATGAGAACGACCATGTGTAGCTCATGTGTTCTTCTCCTTGCATTTGTGGAACGGCAGAACTCGACCCAGCCACCCAATAAGTTCACCGCATTTCTGACAACAATAAGACGGGTATTTCATGTGTTCTTCTCCTTGAGTTTGGCTTCATCTCCCCAACCGCCATCACCATTACGCCAACCAATTTCAAAATTTAACCAACCAATCCCAATCCAAAATTCTTCATCAATACCTACTGCAAGCGCAGGCCACACAAGGTAATGTGGTTGGTTTGTTTCAAGGTAAAACATTTAATTGCCTCCTAGCGTCACAAGCGGGGCAACCATTTACGCAATGTTTGCAGTCGCCGTCCTGCCGTGTGTTCTTCTCCTTGAGTTTGGCTTCAATAGCTCGGGCAAAAGTAAAAACTCCATCAAGCGGATGATTATTTGCACAAACATCAGAAACATCACTCTCTGTCAGGCCAACCCATGTGCGTTGTTCAATATATTTACGCAATTCATCAATTTCCTCATGCGCCCGATCGAGCAACATTTGATGTGAGATCATTCCATTTTGATGATCTGGATGCTCTTCGCACCGCTGACTAAATTCTTTAATGTCTTTGTATCTCATGCGTAGTCCCCTTCCTCCGTATGCTCCATCAGCCGTGCGGTCAGCCGTGCGATGCGTTGCTCGTTGTACAGAACAACTGACTGGGCATACTCAACACCGGACTCGGCTTCCAACTTCTTCAAGTGCGCCTCCCGCAGTTCCTTGGCGATGGTTTCGTGGATGGTCTTTGACCTTGTGACTTCACGAATGAACTTGCTCATTGAATCTCTGAAACTCATTCTGTTCCTCCTGTCATTGCCCAGTGCCTTGCTTTCTCAGTCATAAATAAACCCTCTGCTCTGGTCATCTTGGATGAGCGAACAAACAACTCTCCCTCAAAGTCATAGCCAATAACCATCACATCTGTCAGCTCTGCTTGTAATGCAGACTGCAATGCTTGTTCAGCCGTGTAGTTTTCGGATGCTGGCAGAGCAATTACCTTTTCGTTGTTCATTTCTTACCCCCAAAAACAATACGCTTGCCAAAAAAGTACAGGTAGAAAAACAATCTGTCCCGCCACATCATGGTGATGTTGACTGGTGTGCCACCCTCATTGATTGAGAAGCCCCACTTGCGGAAATAGGTGACGGGATTCATTTCTTCATGCCTCTGATATAGATTGCAAACGAACTGATGGTGTCTTGTCCAAAACCTGTCAGCTTCTCGACGTGCTGTGCCACTTCTTCGATGACATCATTTCTTGTTGGTTGGGCGTAAAGAGCAATCGGCTTATATGTACTCGCAGGCTTCTTCCACCGAAAGTATTTATGACCCACTGCGTTTTCACACAGATAACCAGTTGGCTCTTGGCTTTCGATCTGCGCCCTCACAGCCGCCATGCGTTGCTTTGCCATGCGCTCAATCTCGTTGAACGCTTCGTCTTCATCTGGTGTTGTTGGTTCTATCATAAGTATTTTTTCCCTTGACATATTTTAACACTCGCCATAGCTGTATCCCCACTTCGTCTCACAAGCCACGGGTAAACCCTTAGCCCATTCGGGTGGTACGGACATGCACTCGGTCACGTACTTCATCGCCTCGTCCTTCTCCGCTTCGGGGACGACGACCACAGCCGCATCATGGACGGTCAGGGCAACACGATACCGCTTCTGGATCTCCAACATCTGCTCGCCCACGACAATCCTTGCCAACGCTTGAACTACGTTTTCAACCAGCGAGCCGCCCCACAGCGACACGGGGCCCTTGCGGGATTTGTATTCGTATCGGCTTTTAGATTCTTCAGTGTTGAGATGAAGCTCAGGGTAGCGAATCATCAGGCCGTTGGGCAGTTTGATGCCTTCGGGATGTACTTGCAAGCATTTGTTCTTGCCGTAGTAGTATGGCTTCTTGCCCTCAGCCCAATCAACCAAAGTCTTGATTACTTTGTCACCTTCCTTCCAAAGCGCGATCACCTTGTCGTTAAGCTCTCGGTATGTATCAACATATTCTTGTGCTTGTTCCAGTGTGACGATTGCCCCGGGGGGAGTTGTCTTGAGCGTGTGCTGAAGTTTTAACGCACCAGTCCCATAGCCTAGACCCAAAATACAGGTCTTGCCAACGAACCGTTCCACAGGATCTGCCTTTGAGACCGGACGACCATATATCTTGGTAGCAAAAATGGAGTAAACGTCGTCTCCATTGGCAAATTGTTTGGTGACATCTTCTTGTCCCGCAAGCCATACGAGGATGCGAGCCTCAATCTGGGACGAGTCGCAGTTGATGACAACGTAGTCGTCAGGCGGGATAACTGCGTTTTTGAGGGTTTTCTTTTTCTTATCTCGACTTGGCAGATTCTGGAAATTGACCTTATCAGAGCCAGCCCATCTGCCTGTGTGAGCGCCATAATATTTGAGAGGAATGGGGAGTCGCCCCCGATTACGCTTGCCCGTGTCGATGAAGCGTTGAATGCGGGATTCTTCGAGGGTGGACATTGTGCCGAGCCTGACCGAGCAGAGTTGTTGAATGAATTCATTCTCGTGGTCAACCAACGCCAAAAAACCTTCATCATTTTTAGCCAACGCATAAGTCATTTCCCCCTTTGATTGTTTGCCTTTACTTTCTTTCATGGGTACTTCAACGCCATGTTCAGTTAACAACGCAGCGAACTGCTTGCCGCTTGCCAGCTTCTTGCGGACAGCTTCCTCATCCTTACAGTGGAGTCGTTCCATCAATGTTTGAAGCAACGCCATCTTTTCTTCTTTGAGTTCAACGAGACGGTCTTGAAGCAACGCATCATCCACATGAAACACAGGTTCGACAAACATCTTCAACGTCATGTCGATCAAATCCAATTCGTTTTGTGGAAACGCGCTCACGAGAATATTGAAAAGCTTGAGGGTGAGATCGACGTCGTTCATGCAATACTCACCATATCGCTGAAGTTCTTCTTCGCTGAAGTCAAGGCGTTTCTTACCTTCGGCGTGTATCACCTCGTCGCCTTTCTCACCAATCCCATACCGCAGAGCCAACGCCTTGAGCGAGCCACCTGCATCTACGCCATGAATCGCCCGAGCCATGCACAGCGTATCGAATAGGTAGGTAGGATGGCAATCAAAGTGCCACGCAAGAACACAAGCATCGAACAACGTGTTATGACACAGCAGGGCCGAGTCATTCCAGTCGATCTTCTTCAAATGTTCTTTTATCTCAGCGTGCGTTCCTGAGAACCATGTGGTCGGTTGATCGTCGACCTTCACGCCCACGCCAATCACCTCAAAGCGACGATCTCGAACATACTCCTCAGTGGTCTGGGTTTTGAAGCCCAGCCCCTTCGCGTAATAGGTTTCAAAATCAAGTGTGACAAAACTCATTTAGCTTCCCGCTTTTGTTTTTGTTCTGTAAGGTACTTGCGTAACCATACAGCCCCGCCAAGCTTGCGCCATTCTTTGAACAACTCTTGTGTTAATCGTGCCCCAATAATCTTTGGGTTTGTAGTCAGTTCACTTTTTGGTCTTGGCATGGATGCTGTTCCCCTGCGGATTTGGTCGTGAAAATTAAATGGCATCGGGTGCATCGGTAGAGCATCCCTTCTTCGACGATAACCTTGCCACGCCCACGCAACTTACCCCAGAATGTTCGTATCAATTCCAACATCACCGTCCTCCCAATGTCTTAGCAATACCGCCCCAAAAGCTCTCGCCCATACTGCTATAACCAGTAGGCTGTCCCTCGGCTTTGATCTGCGCTTGACCGAACCCATTAGCTTGCAACGCTGCTTGCCCAATAGTGGTATTGATCGCGCCACCCTGCAACACTGAATTTTGCATTGCCATCCTCGGGTCAGTCCAGTGTGGGGCTTGACTGCTAATAGTGCCACCTTGTTTGACAATATACGGACTCGTCTCTTGTTTCACTTCCTCGCCTGCAAGACGCTTCATGACTCGCTCGTTAAAGTCATCACGGTAGAACTCTTTGCGGGCATCATCAAGTGCCTGTCGCTCGTCCTTGTCCGCAATACGCCAAGCGTAGTCAAGTAAGTCACTCCATTTCCCGCCAAACATTTCTCCCTCGTATGGCACAGTACCTTCTGCCTTGAGGAACTCCTCGGGGTTGGTCTTCATTCGCGCAAGCAAAATTTCTAATCCTGTCAGCATGATCGCTCTCCTTAAATAACTGGTTTCAAATTAGGGATTGAGGAATGGTTTGATAAGGCAATACGCCACGGCTTGTTCCCATGTAAAGAACTCGGGCTTGTTTTTGCGTTGCCATAGATCACCGCCCTTGCTCGTCGTATGGACAAAATCCATCTCATTGAGGTACTTATGAATATCGGGGGGCGTATGCTGATACGGCATACGAATGTCAGTGGTGTAGCTTGGTGTTACTCCTGTAATTGAGGTATTGCTGGTTGTGTAGATAAGCATTGGTTCTTGAATTCCATTCATCATGTTTGTTCCCCTAAATAAGATTTTCAAAAGTGTCAAAAAAAGGCATGGCGAACCATGCCTACGAATCAAGCCTGTGCTTTGTTGATCTCTCTGTTGAGATACCACTGAGCCTTCTGTAAGTCTTGTAGCTTGTTGCCCTTGTGATCTGATCGTGTGATGTACTTCACCACATTGCCAAGGTTATAGCCAAGACTCTTTGCCTCGATAAAGTCGATCGTCTCGATGCCACCCACCTTGTAATGCTCAGGATGATTCACTGGGTCTGCCTTTGGTTCTTCCATCACGATGGGGTAGTGTGTCTCGACGATGTTCGGAGCTTTATTTAACGACCCAGCTATGGCTGGCTCGCTACTTAGCATCCTTTCTCTGCCTTTGAATGTGCCATCTTTTAATCTGATGATTCCCAACTGCTTGCGCTGAATGTTTAGCATCACATGGGCTTGTTGCATGGTGCAGTCAAGCATCTCCACCACCATGCCTGCTTTGGCGTTGGGATTCTTGCGTAAGAGATTTCTTACCCGAGCCGCTTTGTTTATCTTCTTCGCTTTCATTTGTCTTCTCCTTTTTTGGTTCGACGTTTCACTGACACGATTCCAACCCCATGTTGGTCTCGCGCTTCTTGCATTTCATCGGCATAGAGATATGCCTTCATTGGTATATCGTGTGGTGCTTCTCCTTTCATGATTAAACCTATCATTGCAAATCCTGCGTGTAGATCACGCAAATTACTTCTGTCTTGTTCATCCATTCAAATACTCCTTGGTAATGCTGACGCTAACCACCAGCCCAATATGACCAGACCAGTACACACGATCGCCAACATATTCATGGCAAAGACTGTCCACCAAAATACTTTCATGCGTTCTCCTTTGCCCATATCTCAAAGAAATGAATGTTGGCGGCATGAACAACAAAGGTAATTCCGCCTGCGAATTCAATCTCTTGAAGTTGTCTTTGTTGTAGGGCAGTGACCTTGCTGTTGTCATGCGCTTTTGTTTCGACCGCAACAAACTTTCCCTTCACGCAACACAAGAAGTCAGGCACGCCTACACTGCCATACCCCGCCCCATGTGGCATCGCATAGTAGATATTGTGTTCTTTAAGAATCTTCTTGATCTTGTCCTTGACCTTGCCCTCGGGTGTATTAGCCACTGGCTTTCTCCCGCAATTTCTTTATGTGATCGTCCCAACGCAAGCCGTTCATGTGCTTCCACTTCTCAAGCTTGTCAGCTATGAATTTCTCGTTGCTCTTGAACAGTCGTGTGTTCATCGCCATGCTTGCCACGACTTCCATGTCAACCGCATGGTGTCGCACTTCTTTTGCATAACGCTCGCACCCACCAATGGCTGAGTTAATAATGCTTCGCATCATGATCGGGTCAGTGCTACGCTCTGCGACCTCCCGCAAAAATTCCAGTTCATCTTCGTTCATGTGGTCTCCTTACAGAATATCTTTGTGGACATCATTGATCTCGGCTTGCAAGCGCAGATACCTGAGCATCACATTCTCGAATGAGCCTTGTCTATATGGATGAATCACCATGCCATTAGAAACAAGATTAACTACATTCTCAAGGTGTTGAAAGTCCATCTTCTCGATGAGATACCTTTCTCCTTCCTTGCCAAACCAAACATGGTCTTCGTTCGGATACATGACTTCCCTTATCTGTATTTCGAGTTCTTCCAATGTCAGCGCATGATTTTTAAGTCTTCCCATCGGTCTCTCCTCTCATAGCCATCAGTGTCGGGAGTGTCAGCACCATGCAGTAGTACGACTCGGACGCTCGCCACCCGATCTCATCAAGTTCTTCTGACTGATTGTTTTGGTAGAGCATCAGACTGGTGACGCCAACATCAGGCAAGACCTTGTGCTCGCTTGCAAGAATCATTGCCAACTTGGTCTTCAACTCATCTGGCAATGTGTTCTTGTCATAGCGTCTGTAATACCCGTCGGATACATAGACAATGAAATGATCTTCTATGCGACGCATGGGTACACGCACCAACCCAGTCTTTGTTTGGTGTGAGACTGGAGAAAGCGCGATAGTTATTGACATGGAGTTGCCATCCATGCGTAGTCGTAGTGTGTGGGCTGACCGTGGTAGAAAAACACTGCATCAAGATTCTCGTCGTACCCATCAGTCACAGGTATGTAGCCGTTCTGCAAACGATTATTGCCAATGCCCTCACACGCAAGCTTGGTCATGGTCATCACAGGGATAATCTCCGCACACTCGTCAACGCTTTTGTAACGCTTAAACTGCTCAACAAGTTCATACTGTTTATCCCCCACGATTTTGACTTTGCCGACTATGAAGTGACCGAATGAATCCGCACCGATCATGTAGAAAGGATTGTGAAAAAACCGATCAACTTCTTGTAACTTCTTGACTCGTACTCTATCAGCTTCATTGTATTTGTCAAGTACCTTTTTACATTTAAGTGTATCGACTGCTACATGATTACCACTAGGACTTTCCCCTAGAAACGCACAGAGCAATGCTTGTATCTCATCAGGGTGAAGATCGCTTGCTGACTTGTATGTACTGCCCATTGCAGTCTGCATGATGTCCATTGCATCGGAAAGCTTGCCCATCTTCTTACCAACCAACTTGTCGACAGTGATGATTGCGCCAACCCTACCAAGAGTTGCCATCAGTGAAGATACTTTGGTGCTACGCAAAGTTTGTTTGTCCTCGTCGCTACTGCCACGCTCTTTCTTGTAGTATGGTGTGCGGTAGCAATACTCAAGCTTGTTGTCTTTGTTCGTGTGGGTATACACCTTGCCAACTGCCATGCCGTTAGGCAAGCACATCTGAAACGCTTGTCTGAGACCACCAAGCGGGTTCTCAGATAAAACTTTCAAACCAAACTTGTGACACATATCTCGTACCAGTGGAAACACTTCACTGTTTCTGAGACTCTGCTCAAGTTCCTCGTTCTCAAACCCTGCAAGAATATATCTGCTCATGACTTCCCCTTTCAGTTAATGACCCAGTGATTGCTGGGTCGTTGATTAATACTGTTGAACGATCTCGCCATTGACCTCGACCTCGTACCCCCATATGCTTGGCGGGTATGCTTCATTCACCCCATACCGAATATCTTTGAACACCCCTTGATGCTCTTTGTAGACCCTCTTTGTTAGGTGTCGTTTAAGATTGTCAAACACTTCGATCGGCTCAGTATGCCCCCACTGTGGGTGCGCTATCTGCTGTTGAATCCTCCCGACATCCAACGCCACCGCATAAAGAATCATTGCATCAAGTGGTGCTTCATCACGCAATGCTTCAGCGGCTTCAAAGGCTTTGCCATGTTTATGTTCGTCAATGACTTCCTTGGCTGTTCGTAAGAACGCTTCTCTGTCCATCGCCTTGCACATGGTCTCACTCACCTTGTAGAAGTGTTCGTATCCCGCAAGAACTTCTCTGCCCACCTTACGGTCAACTTTTTTACCGATAACGACATACTCGTCCTTTGATGTCATCCATCCATCAGTCGATAATTTCAACCCCTTGAAGATTGGCATGATTCTTGTGTGCCCGCTCTGATCTCTGATCGTCCAAATCATTCCACCTCTGCGTGAATCGTTTTTGAACCATCCTGCGCTGTAATCACTGAGGAAGCGCTTCTCGCCTTGACCATACGCATAGTTGCCCTCGGCATTGAACTCAAAGAATCCATCAGGTCGCACAGTACCCAAGATATGAACTGGATGCTCATACCTGATGTACTCATGTGGTGTGCTGTGAGTGTACGCATGGATATTGTTATTACCCTTTGCCTTCTCCGCATCGTATTCTTCCTTGGTGATAACGGTAGATTGCCAACGAGTGCCACAGGTCACATCAAATACTATTACGCCATTCTCCTCCCTGACATAAAAATTCTTGAGATTCTGTCTGCGATCACCAAGTGGAAACCGATTGGTCGTACCACGATACGGCTTTTCTGTCTTTGCAATTCGATTCAAACGATCGTAATGGAACCCTTGCATTTCATTCTCCTTTAGTTAGTGACCCAGCATTAGCTGGCTCGTTGGTTTCATCAAGCCATGACAACACATCCCGCCACAGTTTTGGGTTTTCGGTGTTGTTTGATAGTCTTTCAAGACAGTAGAGATAAGCGCCACTACCCATCTGTGCTTTGAGTTCGTGCGCTATCTCCATTGACATTCGATGTCGATCAGTTGGCATCACCCCCCTCCTTCTGTATGCGTATTCGGTTGTCAAGATTCTGAGATCAAGCCCAATACCCCACAACTTAGTCGTCACCAAATTTCACCAACTTGCCGACAGGCGGTGTGAACGATTTGTTCTGTGTCACCATCCACAGGGTTGGGCTAGAAATGTCCCACTTGATGTCGCTCTCGACATACCCGTCAGTGAACACGATGACACACTCCGCATTGATGCGTTGCTTGTTGATGTATTCGTTGACGCATGACACATGAGTACCGCCCCCGCCTTGTGGTTTGAGCAGACCAGCAATGTTTTGATAGTTGTCTTTGAATACTTGCTCACCATGCACATCAGTGTCCCACCACAAAACACGCACCATGTCTGGCGAACACAATTCGCAGATAGAGACCAGTTCTGTCGCAAACTCTGTGATTTGCTCTCCACCAATTGACCCCGATGTGTCGATCGCAATGACCACTTCGCCAATCGTTTCGTTCTCCATGCTTGGCAAATAAATATCATTGACGAGTTGACGCTTGTTCATCTTTCGCCAAGTGAATTCATCCTTGCCTTTGATGGCGCTCGACACAAAATCTCTCAACACTTCACGCCAATCAATCTTGGGTTCGAGCAAGTCAGAGATAGCTCGGGGCAACTTCGCACCCATGCGACCCGCCAACATCCCGCCCTCACGCAACGCACGATCAATCGCATCGTTGATCTCTTTGACCTCGCCATGCGTAAGATCTTTCAGGTTGCCTAGATCATGCTCGTCTGCGCCAGAAATGTCATAGGTCTTGCCATTGATAGTGATGGTGTCGCCGTCGTCGCCATCGCTATCTTGCGGCCCAGCATTGGCTGGGTCGTTACCTTGCCCGCCATTGCTGTTGCCCTTGCGCTTCTGCCCGCCCTTGCAGTTCTTCTTGAGATAGTTGTATATCTCACGCATAGACCAATTGTCGAACATGGGGTCAAAGACCGCACCCTCGGGCAAGTCCACGATTCGCTCACTCGAACCATTGATCGTGCCTTTGATGTTTGCAATGATGTTGTTCACAACCATGTCAGCGGCTATGTTTGCAAGCTTGCGATTCTCCTCGAACATATCCACACCTCTGGGCAATTGCTTCAACGCCACATGAAGATTCTCATGCAGTATCAAGCCCCGCACCTTTGGCTCGGTGTCGATAGTCTCTAAGAACTTGCGACCATAGACCTTGTTCACACCATCGGTGTATGCCGTAGGACATCCTTCATCCACGACCTCGCTCTTACCCATCAGCATCACGCCTGAGTACAACGCTGTCTCTGGATGTTTCATCAGCGCAATGTGCGCTTTCTTCACGCGCGTTTCTTGTTTACTCATCCCGCTCTCCAATAAAAAATATCTAACACAAGAACGACCAATGCCAACACATAAACAATGGTCAACCATTTAGCTTCGCTCATGACTTCACATCCCTAAAGTCAAAGCCCTCGTTAGTCTCAACGACTTTCATCTTGCCACTTGCAATGCGAGACAACAACTCGGTAGTGATACGCTTGTGCATATACAACTCAGCTTTGAGTCTGAACCACATAGCAGTCATGACACCAAACGCAATGAACAAAACCAATTCCAACTCAGTGATAGTTATCATCATTCAACTCCTTGTAAAGTTTTCTTTGCATCTATGCAAGCACTCAACAACCTGTGATTTGTTTCGTGTGTATACGCACGCTTGTACGCATCCACAGCTTTCAACAAGTCGATCAATGCTTTCTCCAATGACGCGATTCTTTGGTTGCTACTCATGGTCAGAACAACTCATGATTATTCTTAGCCCACTCAGCGATCTTTGCATTGTTTCTTGCAAGACGCACTGCCTTGGGACTGCGCATCATCATCGTGAAGAACACCGCTTGCACCTCGGATGATTGGATACGCTCGACGAACTCCATGAACGCTGTCAACTCATCCTGCGTCGCCAATGTATCTACTGCTTGAAACATAATCATCAACTGCGCTGATATGTCTGTCGGCATGGTCACATCTTTAGGGCGCTTGATGATGTCCTTAACATCCATCAATGATTTCTCCAACGACATGAAAGCCGCCATGTCCCCAGCCGCTGACGCACCGATCGTGCCTGCCAATGCAACCATCGTGGCATTCTCACCAATGACATCTCTGTGCTTCACGATCACATCGCACTTCGCCAACGAACGAGGGGAACAGAACGACAACGCACCTGAGCTTGGCTTGAAGATATATGGATTGTCTTTCTGGTTATCACCCTCCATGTACGATGCCATGACCCGAGGGAACATCGCAACGAACGCACGAACAACGCGAGAGATTCCATTGGCTGACGCCCATGCCAACCATTCATCAGCTGTGGGCTTAGCCATGCGAACGATACACACACGATTGCCTGCGTGGGCAAGCATCGAGTCGCCTACGCCATCGCTTGAATTGTTCGATGTCGCAATGATTACCGACCCAGCAGGTAGTGGCTTGTCACCTACCATTTTCTCCAACATCATGCGGGTAAAGATAACTTGCAAGAGCTTGGGTGACTTCATCAACTCGTCGAGCAAGATCATCTTAGGCTTGTCACTGTCGAGCTTGAACAACTCAGCAACATAATACTCAAGAGTCTGCGTCGTATGGTTAGGAATAGTCATACCAATGTCCGACATATCCTTGACTGGGCAGTCCACATAAATGTAGTCGTACTTGTCGCCATGATCTTCTTGCATCATGCCCAACAGCGAGGTCTTGCCACACCCAGGTTCGGACTGTATGACCAGCGTCAATTCTGAACCTATTAGCGGAATCATCTTACGCAACTCGTTGATGGACACGGTAGGGGTGAAATTCATTTTGCTCACTTTGATACTCCTGATTGATTACTGATTAAACACACTGAAAAGAACTGAACTTACTGAGGATGCTGTCAACATCTTCCTTCACACTCGAACGCACTGCGTCACTCTCACGAATGTCGCTTGCGCTCACATCATGCAACGCTCTTTCAAGCGATGCTCGGGCTAACTCCAACTCTGGATCTGAGCTAAGGTTGAACCCTTTGAATGTCTCGCACATTTCCAACGCCTTTTGGATAGTGGTGTCATAGATCTTGCGCTTGCGAGTCTTGGTCTCGCCTGTGTTGTCATCCACACCGATCTCGTCAACACCACAGCAATGGCTGATTGATTGCATGACCTCCACGAGCCGTGTTTTTTGAGCCAGCATCACCTCGCTCACTATGTTCTCGGCTTGTCGTGAATATGTCTCAAACAAATCATCAGCGATGTCTGACGCAATGCCACAACGGAAGTCGCTCATCGGAACCTCGGACACATACAACTCCACGCCAAACTTATGACGCAACTCGTCAACGCTTGGATAGTCGCTTCGATTGAACATATCACCAGCCTTGAACGCCATGTCCGACACGATGGTGCTGTATGAATTGAGAAAGTCATCAACCAACTTGCTGAACTGCATCTTGTGTTCGCTGAACTCCTGCTTGAACTTGGGCACATCAATGCTCGGCAATAGGTCGTTTGCATCGTTCCAACGATAGGTGCGACGCTTCGTCCAGTTGTAGATAGTCTGCCGATAGTTGACGATCGCCTTGTGCTTGGGATGATCTGCCAACAGGTGCTTGGTGTATTTGCCCGCGTTACGATCAGCCCGCTTTGCGTCAGAAACCTCATTGCTGATGGCTCTGTCTTGTTTCGTTGCTGACCACACATTGACATCTACCGATACCAACACCGCACTCGATGCCAAGCTGATTAAATGCTTGGGCTTTTGCAATTCCATGTTCATGTTCCCACTCCTTTGTTTAAGAACCCAGCCATTGCTGGCTCGTTAATTACGACCCGAGACAGATTGCTTCCCGACTCAGGTATAAGTATAACACAACTTGACATATAACACAACCCCTTTACGCAAAATAGTTGTTGGTGAAGAGACCAGTTATTTAAGGTCTCTTCGCAGAGGGCTCACCAGTCTCGAATGATCGAGCGATTGACACTCAACCAATCCCAGTCGGCATCGCCGCCTACCCTCTCATCGATGTCGGCGTTCTCCTCGCCAATGCGGATGAACATATAGGCGATCTCGGAATGGTTGTCCTCGTCGTTTGCCCACTCGCTCGCAAGCTCGATCAACGCCATGTGGCACTTCACATCGTCGTAGTCGGTGTACCACTTCACATTGTCAGCAGAGAAATTAATACGGAATCGTCCCTCGTCTACGATGAACCCATTGCCCCCATGCCAATTCTTTTGTTCCTCAGTGAAACAACCGGCAGTGGCTGCCTTAGCCTTAGCTTCACCTATGAATGTGTAGAACGATTGCTTGGCTCGTTCGTCGTCAGTTGTGAACCTGATCGTGTATGCAACATCTGATCTGTAACCCATCACATATCTCCTATGGCTTTGGCTAAAAGAATCATCAACTCCTCGTCGGTCTGATACCCCTCGGGGTCTTCTCCATCCAATCGCACTTCGTATGGGGCGTCTATCGTTGAATAGAACAACTGCCCACACACTACGCTCACCGCCCTTCCATTTGGGAATTCGTATCGGGCGTAGTAATGACCGCCTACCTTGCTTTCAATATCACCGCCAATGGGATGTCGTCCACCCTCAACTATGAATTCATCGTATGGCAAGGCGGGTCTGTCCCTGTCGATCGGCAGAAAGACTGCCTCCATGTGTGTCATGTCATCTCCGTAACTCATCTGTGAAACCCTCCCTTGTTGTTGATACCTTTCAAATCCGTCATGTCGGTAATCATCATGTAATTGGACTTGTGCATGGGCACGACTGTGCGCACCACCCGCTGTGCGATCTGCTCACCGCATGGCATACAAAACTTGTAGCCAAGAGCCCAGCGTTGGCTGGGGTACTGATCGCCACAGTTGCGACACTCTGGTGTGTGGTTGTCATTGCTCATGCGTGTCCTCCGAAGTCGTTCTCATGTAACACTGGCTCGCCCAAGGCTTTCTCCAGTCTCTGCAACAACAATCTCAGCTCATCCAAGTCGTCGCCACACATGAACGGGTCGCTGTATGCGTCGGGCTTGCCCTCGTCGTCGTAGTACACCTCCTTGAATGTGTACAAGTCATCGCCACCGTTCTCGGATGGGCAGTTCACTACTCTGTGGTTCCAATTCATAACTTCAACTCCTTTTGTTTCACCAACACCTCGTACCCCAACACTTGTATGCGTTGGATGTCTCGGGGCAGTAGCGTGGTTGTCCCTGCGATCTGCGCAAACATCTGCGCCTTGTCGCACACTGGGTAGATCTTGGACTGACCATAGACCTCCCTGATCTCGACTGTGATATTCATGTCATTCCCCTGTGTAAATGGACTCGTCGTGCATGATCTCGACCACATACCAATCGTCGGGTTCCTCAGCGCCAAGCACTTGATCGCCCATCGTACACACCCAGCACTCGTAGAACGCCAATGCCCTGTCCTTGTATGTGCGCTGTGGGTAACCGTTCTTCATCAGCAAATAGACTTTGTACTCAGGCTTGCAACAAACACTTGGCAGGCTCACCGCATGAGCTTGCAATTCATCCAGTTCAGCTTGAAGTTCCTCTGGTGATAGTGGGTCTCCTTGCGGAGGGCTGGGCTTGAAGTTGTCCATGAGGACTTGAAGTTCCTCGTCGTCGATGTCGATTAAAAGATTTTTTAACTGTCCCATGATGTCTCTCCAAAAAGAATAACAACCCAGACTAGGCTGGGCTGTAAGTTAACGAACGGTGTGATTAAAGAATGTCGTAGCCAGTGCAAAACTGGAACAACTCGGTCTCGGTCATTGACTCGGTGATGGTCAATCCCTCGTACTCGTTGTCAATGTCTTGGAACTCGTCGAAGTCGTAACCTCTGTCCAAATGCTCTAAATTTTGAAGCAGTGCGTTGTCTACCATGCAGGCGTCCCTACGCATGGTCTCGGTGAGATCTGTGTGGGCAGTGTGATATTTGATGCGTGGCTTTTGCAAGCGAATGATCGGGCGGGTCACCGCTTGGGGCAACACAGGGGGAACAAAACAAACTTTCATGACTCTCTCCTAAATCGTCAAACATTGGAAATAACGACCCAGCAATAGCTGGCTCACTGTTTTGGGTTGTTGATGAACTTCATCGTCGACCCAGTTGTAAGTATAGCATAACTTGACATATAAGTCAAGTGGTTATATAAAATAGTTGTTCAGAGGGTTTGTTCTAAAAAGGTCGATTTGTTCTGGGTTTTGTTCTATTTTTTAAGTATAGTTAGAACAAAAAAATTGAGCTTGAAATTCAGTAAGTTGTTGATTCTTCTATATATTTTATTTATAGTAGTAGTAGTTGTTCTATGTTCTAGTGATTTTGGAGATAGGACGGTCTTATTTTTGATTTTGTGTGGGAGAGGTTTGCACTTGCTGGTAAGGTCTTGCGATCAAAACTTTTTCAAATTTTGCCCCTCCCCCCTCAAAAACGTAGAACATTAGAACAAAACAAAAAACTTCAATGCTGACAAGGACTTACGAGGCATTTTCTGTTCTAC